CCCCGACGTATCACCACTCAAATGATACATCCCTTACCTAAATAAGCTTCAACTCTATTTCCCTAGAGTCAAGGACACCACTATTTTCACATGGGGTGGTGCCCTCCTGGCTGAAATGAACAGCCGCATAACCAGAAACTGGCCTTTCTTTCGTTGTCTCCTCTTTTAAGGAGAGAGACTTGGAAACTCACAATCGTCATGCTGTGGATTATTGTTTATTGACGAGTCACTTTCGACAAGGTCTAGAAGAACTGGTACTCGCTACATCGGAACAGTGATTTTGTTTCGCTGATGTTTGAGGTTCTGCTCTAATAGCCTTACCTGATGTCATATAATCAGGTTTTGATTGGGTGTGCGGGTCCTAATAAGTGTCTTCTATAAGAATCACTCGACCTGGGTGCGATCGCAGGAATTGTACCTGCTGCTAAATTAGAAGTGTGAAATCCTCTAAATCTAGATACGGGTTCTATGCCCGTAGTCTCGCTAACGCATCGTTTGCTTTGAGTAGTGCGTCCATATAATTGGATCTTACAAGGAATGGTTATTAAATTATCTCAGGATAAGGAGCCAACAACATTGAAGCTGCTGTACTCGCAATCCCTTACCATCCACCTGCTTGCTTATATACTCTAGAAGATAGGTGTTTTACCCCCTCCCAGATACTACTCACCTTTTTCGCTGGGACGACCGGTGTCGCTCCCACGCCAGCTAGCATTCCCGGCATAGCTGACTTTGATTCTCGCACTTGTTTATAGAGATTGTTGGCTATAGCATCTTCTGGTTTGGCCCAGAAAACGCCATTGCCTTTCATATTCATCTACAGGGCATATTGCGATGGTTCGCCTGTAGTAATGTTCTCTGCAGTGTTATACAGAATGACGTAATTGATGAGTTCACCAACAAAATCATTTGCTTAAAGATTACCGCCTGCTTCTTGTGAAGCAAAAACGATATCGTGATTAACTACTGCAGTCCTCATGTGAAATTGAGGCTTTAGTATCTCTATGTCTCCAGCTATTTCGATGAGCTGTCTCAATGACAGCCCAGTGTTAGATGTATATGGTAATTATCCGTATTGGACAGTCCCCTGATAGTACGATCCTACCAGATTTGCTCGCGGTGTTATTATATTCGCGTCCATACTTCCTGCCCAAACAAATCCCCCGGCTGAAAAGCCGGTCATGTCTGAACCATATGCATCAATCATAGTGTACGCGCTCTGTACCTCTTCGAAAACCGTTCGAGAGATGTATGGCGTGTCTAAATCTGCAGACTAAAACTGCTTTACTACTAAACCTCCAAGTTTATCTGTTGTTGGTACATTTCCAGTCTATCCATCGCCATAAAATGCGGTCTAACTAGTAGACCACATTACAAGCGTGTACGGAGTGGAGCCCAATGGTACATCTCCAGTCTCACCAAATATATTGGCAGACGAGACGGCATTGGAAACACTGAAGGTAGTAGTAGGCAGATTAGTTACATTCATTCCTGCTACATATGGCACATTGAATTATCCAGGATAATACTTTGCCACGAGCATCTCATCCCAAGCCGTTATGACTTGAGGATAGCTAGAGGGCTACAACTTACCCTTTGAGTAATGTGGCCGTGTAATAGGATAGTCGTCGTTGTGGTGCTTCTTAGACATATTATGCATAGTTCGTTATGTATGCTCCTTGGATTCCTTATCACCTAATATTATCTTTCCTCCTTTTGCTCTTCTGATAGGCACTATCCCAGAATTTGTGGGTCTCTTTGCCTTCTTGTCAGAATTTGTATATCTCGGTCTATCTCCCTGTAATTTTTTCTTGTGGGATTTGCCGTTGGGCTTCCCTGCTAAAATCGGTTCTATCGATTCATTCAGGGAAGGTGGTAGGGAGTAAGTAATTGCCTTAAGTGGTTGGGTCTATATGGAAGGTTCGTTCATTATAGCTAGTTGATTTATATAGATTTCAACGGCCTCGCTGGGTTTACCGGAAAGAACAATGTCTCCTGTTCTGCTGGTGTGCATCAATCCAGACAGGGTTAACCCTGTTCTGATATCGATATAGTCCTCCATGTTGTATCCAACATCATCGTTGTGATAAGCCACATACTTTGAATGTTTTATTAATTCATAAACAACTTCGGAGCTGAGATCTGGGACCGGAAGGTCCCTCATTTACTATCTTAAATAGTCTTCAGCCAGAACGGACAGACACTCTGTTCTTATACCCCAGTATATGGCAAAACGGTGCAAAGCAGGACAGTGTAACATATGCTTGTTATTTCCTGTAAAATATTGCTTAGTGGTGAATGTCTTTACTACGTCTCTACAAAACCACCACTCGTCTATGTTGCCAGTGGACCATGACCACTTGGAACAAAACGCCGTTTCCCAAAACATGCCAATGATAACCTCCTTTATACATTGGCCCAATCCTATAAAGCACTCGGTTTTATTTCGGCTACTTAATCTCAGTATTGCGTTACGCAATCAATAAGCTAGATGAATCATTATCCAAATGACCACATCGTCTCCTGCAGCTATTACAAATAAATCTTTGCAATCCCAAGGATTCTGAATACCGAGGCCCTCACATACGTACCAAAACATATAGAGGATGGATCGAAGGGTGTTTCCCAAAGTGGTTCGTGTAGAAAGACCAGAAAATGTGGTACCTTCTATCTCTATTGAAATCCAATCGTCTTCGGGCCGATAGGAATTGGGACGTCCTGTATCTGGATTTTCAGTCTTCTATCCATAATGCTTCTTAAACTAAGCTTATATTTTCTTCGTCCAGGACGGAGCTTTTACCCCAGGCATATTTACAAAGCCAACATTCCGAGTCTGTAATAAAGCCTTCATAAGACATTTGTGAATGTCTCCTGCTGTGCGCTCGGATTAAAATTTGAGTCCATCCAAATTATATTATATTATTCGCATCAATTATCCAGACATCACTTCCCAAAATCTATTATCAGTGAGCTTCATCAATGCTGAAAACTGGGAACTATCAAATGAAGAACCGTCAATGCTAAGTGCCTTATAAGTTGGTTTTATTTTGCTCCTGACTAAATCCAATGTCTGGCTGCTCTTCTAACCGTGGACAAATTCCGGTACATGTTTCTTCAACCATTTCCAAAAATAGCCTTGGACGGCTTGCATAATTCCTTGACCGTCCTTACACGGAACCCAGATAGCTCGGGGACGGGCGGTAGTGCCCTGTATGCATCCATTTTCTTCCACATCGGCTTCGAGTTTGTGCACCTCTCCGCTTTTAACTATCAGCTTGAATGGGCCTACGAAGTCTACGTAATCTTTACACAATAAGGACCTCGCTATATTCGCATCATAGACCTATTTTTTGGACTCGGACCATGTGTGTTTGTCCTTGGTATAATCCAACAAGTATCGATCTAGTTAGATTGGATATCGCTCCACCTTCTTAGCTAAACGCTTGAAAAACCTGTCTGTCATTCTCCTGAACGACCGTAAAGAATCCTGATTATATCTCTGCTTCGAGGAATAATGCCTTTAAACTGCTGACAATGTATTGGTATGGCATTTGGAACTAAATTCCATCTCTATTGCCTCTTCACCTTTCTGGTTTATAATTCTTGATCCAGATTTTGCCACTAATTTTCCTGCATTAAACTCCTCTCGCTCTATCAGCTTATTCTTATAAATAATCATAGGTTTAACAAACTAATCAGCTCGTTTAGTAAGAGCTTCAAATTGCCCAATTTAAGATACAAGATTCACAGCCACTTCTGGATTTATTGCCATAATTTCTTCGGTTGAATATTTCTTGTGTTTGTAATATTACTTCACTTCGGTCTAATCAGAAGTGGCAGGTAATGTACATTTTGGGATTTTTATTTTCTTGGCGCTGTTGACTGCATTTATGTTATCCACATAATCACGTATAGCTTCACGTGGGTCAGAACTAAACTGCGATATATAATTGAACGCCTCATGGCCCCTTGGCCCATCATCTGGTTCTACGAGACTCTGTTTCTAAATCCCAGCTATAACATCCTGATGTTTTAAAACAAAAACATCTTAAGATGGTAACTTGGCTGGCATTTTTGGTTTGGCTCCGAGGATTATGTCACAATCCTTCAATGGTTATTGTTTTTTCTTTTAAAGCTATTTCTTAGCTCCAAGCACGATATGCCTTTATCTTAACGTTTCTGGGCGATTAATCTGCATGGTGTCTCTTTCCCGTATTCTACGGAACAACCAAGTCCTGTAATGGACATATCTCCAATTCTTTGTCTTCTGTCCCGGGTCTTTAAATTTCGGCATAATAACCCTGGGATTCTCGGATTAAATGTAGGGACTAGCAAACAAACATCCACGGCGAGCTGCCCACCACCTGGCCAACGCTGCGGTTGGATACCCTCTAAATGCATCACATAAAGCTAAATAAATAGTATACTCGTAACGTAAAATGTGGTGATTATCTAAAGTGGTGAACATGTTGTAGACGAAATACAAATCATCCTTAGTGTCTATGTCTACTCTCTCATTGTATTGGAGGGCGTTTATCAGGCCGTCTGTTTCAGTTTGGCCCCATGCTGGGGCTAGTCGCTGTAATGAGCTTGCCATTCTATCGGCCTTCTATGCCCCACCGGTGGTTGCCAATGCGCGAGTCAACCAAGTTACTGCTACAGAGGAGGATGTGTTATATCCAGTTGGAAGGTCATTCTAAAGGCAGGTTTAAGGGTCATGCAATTTGGTCACTGGTACATAATCATAAAACACTTCGTACCACCCAAAACCTATCTGATGTTGTGGAAATTGATATGTGACTTACTTGTGGCAATACGGCAATGCGGTCCCCCTAGGTTTAAAAAATATATTACCTTCACCATCTAAAGTATAATGGCCCTCGTTGTTGGGCAATGGGTACCACCCTGGCACTGAATGAAAATTGCCACCGACTACGTGTGCCTCATGCTTCTCGTCCTTCCAAAGGGGTTTCCAACCCCCTAAATAATAATGGACATCAAACAACTAGTAAACCATGGACAAATCTTTCCTTCGTGCTAACTCTTGTGCTTCGAAGGTCCTCTCCCATTCCTAGATGGTAGTTCTTCGATATATGTGAGTGGGTTGTCCTGGATGCCATCTATTCTTTTCCATCTTGGCATAATTCTATTGCCAATACGATTGATCGTAAACTTGTGTGCCGGGTCTCACTGCATAATGAGTGACGATTGGCAAATCCAAAAGAGATACAATAACAGGATGCAAAATAGCATCAACATAAAAATGATCGCTCAGCATAATCAGCTCCAAAAATACTTCATTCTTCAAGTAAGCGCAATGATTACGAGTTGCCCACGCTCTATCCCTGACCGTTGACACTGCTTATTCCCATACAGCTCTTCTCTATGTCCATAGGACTGCATCTAATGGATCGGTAGTTGAATCAGGACAACGGCCAAATAAATTGTTAAACCTCCATTCAAAACATGTATTCAAATACTTGGTCGTTTTGGTGAACTTATCACCAACTGCTACCACCAAGAGATCGTCTTTCATGGAGAAGGCTTTCGCTCTCAGACGATCGTACGACAATTTCTAACCTCCATTTATGGAAGTTCTGATCAAAGGGTGTCCACCGTGATTATGCGATGCATCTTCAAATTTATCTGGGTGAATATCTAACCCGCACGATGCCAAGACTTTCTTGCCATCGTTGCAAATATGTCCCTAAATATGCTGTTCACCCGGTTTAAAACAAATATCCCCCTGTGTATTGGCCCACAAAGGTTCAAAAACGAGCATACCCTTTGTAGTGCTGCCATCCTTGCTAGATTATAGAGGGGCTGAAGGTGCGGTGTACAAGCCAGTGATAGTCGGCTCCGTTGCTGTAATTACGTGATTCTTATTAACCAACTTTATGAACGCGCCTTAAATCTCATCAAACTACTGATGAACTCTATCACACCGCAAAGGAGTGCTTACGGGTGGATCGTGTGGGGTGTGACTGGATTTATATTGAGGGGTGTCTGGAAAATATTTCTTGGGAACGTCACCACTCACACCTTCTTCTTCGTTCTTATAACTATCATTGTAAAGCACTGGCACCTTATGAAACACCTTGACTTGTGCGTCACACACTTATTTATTCAAACGCAAACATTTTGGAAATGTGTTTAAATGTCCTAAACCATATAGGTATTTACAATTTCCTTTTTCTATCTTAAACACTGAGGGTTCTGCAATCTCAGCTTGGTCAGGTCCTGGAGCCTGAAGTTGTACGATAGCATTCGCTGGAGCTGGTTGCTACACATGATTTAAACTTTATGGCAACTGATCGTGCCCCATGCTCTTCCATGCTTCATTTATCAAGTTATCAACTTGAAATTTAACCACCTCTTTCATATCGGGATCATTGACTTTATGTGAATCTATCTGCGACTCCTCATCATCAGATTTTGGTTGTTATACGACTTCTATGGCTAATATACTAAGATCATTAATTGGCTGCTATTATGTATTCGGGACACCTGGTGAAAACACCTTGGGCCCCATATCTTCAACGTCAGTTGAGCTCTCTACAAATAAGAACTATGACGCTGTGCCTG